CGGAGAGCAACGGACCTCGCGCGAAGTCGTGTAAACACTTGGTTGGTGAATCTATTCACGTTGAGTGTCGCGGCACTATTCCTCTGAACATCCCTTTCGTCACCAACACCAATTTCTCCACCCGGATAATCCTGTGGCTTGATGGTGAACTTAACGATGGGCTGAGTGCCGTTGTTGGTTGTGGAGTTGCGGAATGTGAGGTCAGGAATCACACGATTGATAAACAGGAAGTTGTTGCCGTCTTCGATTTCAATCGGGCTGGACTCGATATAGGCATTGATTGGAGATGCCGGGTTTGTGGAGCCGTCATCGAAGCCCGTCTCTTGATTATAGAGATACCCATCGGGGCTCACAGAGCGCGGGGTCGGGTGTGTGCGCCTGTCAATCCATGCCGTTCTCGCCATAGAACCATAATACCACGCGCCCTCCGCATAGTTGTAAACAACATAACGGTCAACTTCGCGGAAACCGGGAGTCCCGCCTTGGCTCTCAGAAGGGTAGAACCAGATGATCTCATTGTTGCCGGAATCGGCTGAGCAATAAACCTTATCGCCATCATCTTTGCTGAGATCAAGAAACACATAATCCCTGACGGTGCAGGGCATGGGCTCAACCTTACCATTGTAGGCGTAGAAGTTGTTTGTGCCCATCCAGTACGCAACCGCACCAGTCACGATCTTGGCATTCGGGCCGATAATATCAAAATTGGTGCCAACAAGATTAAATCCATAGCCTGTCGGAGGTCCAACATAAGTCATCGTGTAGAGCGATGAATCGGTCCAGATAAGGATCTCTTCGCGGTTCTGGATTGCGGTGACAATATAAGACCCCGAAGAAAGCCGCTGCTCACCGGATGTCTTTGTCGTGTCGGCAATGTCCCAGTTTGTAGGGTCGGAAGAGTCAGACCATCTCACAATCATCGGGTCTTGTTCTTGCGTCACATCATATGGATTACACCCATATGCAATAACCTGTCGGTTCTGGTCCGAAACCATGACTTCAGCGGCCACATATGGAAGATACTTCTTCGCATATGCAGACCCAAGATTGCTAAGACTCACTGCGGGACCGTCATCATCGGTGATGTCCCAGTAAATGATGGACGATGTAAACACATAAGCGCCTGTGCCGCTAGAAGCGCTCGAAGTGGCTGTGTTTGCCACAACAAAGCTGTAGGCGTTGGCATTCACAACCGTGATTGTCTGAGTGCCGTTGAGTTGGCTTGCCGGGATGCCCCCGATCTCGCTTGTGACGTTCCCAATAATAATCGCATTGCCATTCGAGAACGCATGGTTTGCCTGCGTGACGGTGATGACGTTGCTTGTGTTCGTGGTGGCGATTGGATTATTGCCAAGAACATAACCATTGGTGAGGTCACGCGGACAGGCAATCATGTCCTCGCCGTAGTTGTCCACTGTCCATAGGCCGCTGTAGTATGTTGTGAGGGTTGTTGCGGGGCCGAATCCCCAGCCATAAGAGCCAGACACGCCACCCCACGGGCCAGAGCCCCAGCCTTCAAAAACGGCTGTCTGAGCGATGCCGGGGTGGAATTGGTATTGCACAACCACACTCGCGCCGCCACCAGATCCGGTGGATGTAGCGGTTCCAGTTGTTACAACGCTGTAGGCATCCACGTTAATCACATTCGACACAACAAACTCTTTGTTAATGGCGGTCGAAAGAATGCCATTCACATTTGAGGACCCCGAAATTGTGATGTAGTCACCCAGCACGGCACCGTGGTTTATGTCGGTGATCGTGATGACATTCGAGGTGTTGGTTGTTGCGATTGGGTTGTTACCAAGCGTCAAGCTGCGGCGAAGTGGGGTGATATCAATGATATTCGATGTGTTATCGACATAGAACTTGATATTCGTCGGGCAGGCAAGGTATTGAGTGCCGATCAAGCTCGACCAGTCATACAGCTTCCGGCACACCCCAATAAGAGCCTCCTGATTGGCGTAGATCCTTGTCCAGCCGCCAATCTTCTCGGGCAAGCCATTTCTAAAGCGAATATAATCGGAGTCGAACCAACCACCGCTGTTTGCGTAGTTGGTTGAGTCTCTGTTAATACCCGGCTGTAATTTGATTTTGGCGAGCATTTAAATGCCCTTAAGAAAGGTTCTTCAGTTTGTAGAGTGTGGTGAGATAAATCCCGACAATCTCATCAAGGATGTTTTCGAGTGCCGGGACACCATGACCGATCTTGGCGCGGTTACGGGAAATCCAGTTGGCGTCATCTGTGAGGCACTTGATGATCTCCACGGACTCATCCTTGCAGGACAGATTAACGTGACCGATGATCCCCTTCGAGCCCTGACAAGCCTCCACAAGCTTGTCGAGGGCATCGATAAGGTCATCATAAAACGATCCAAGAGCCTTATGCTCAGCATAGGATTTCGTCTTCCAATGCGCGAGATGCGCTTGGTTGCGAGTCCGGAAGACCATCGCGATAAGTTCTTCGATCATTTATCTTGCCTGTTTAATTTTGAATTGGTTCGGGAAACTGACCAGTTGCCGGATCATAGACCCAGCCTATAGAAACAGGGCTATCTTCCGGCAAGCCAATGATCAAATATCCATTCGGGGCAGGGTCTACAGAAGGATCTGCAATAATAACATTTTCAACAATATTGATTGATTGGTTTATCAATGCACACCGCATTATGTGTACTCCCAAATTCGGATAAGGCCTGCGCCGCCAGCACCGCCGCCGTGGCCATTATCGTCTAATGTATTCGCGCCACCGCCACCACCGCCTCCGGAAGTTCCAGCACTACCGGAAGCATCACCAGCAGAGCCTTTGCCGCCGCCGCCAAGAAATGAGCCTGCGCCTGCACCGCCTGCACCAAATGTAATGGCTGTGGCGTCTGAACCAACTCCAGAGCCGCCAGCGGACCCTACTACGTTCAGATCACCGTTCGACGCGCTGCCGCCAGCGCCGCCAGCGGCACTATTTCCGGTTTCGCAACCAGTGCCCCCCGCGCCACCATTTGCGGTTAAGGTTGTCACGCCAACTGTGAAGGTTGTATTTCCTCCAGTTCCTCCAGTTGTGCCACTAAATCGATCACCACTACCAGCAGTGCCCCCCGCACCAATAGCGTAAGTGTAGGCTGTTGATGGAGAGACTGCGAAATATTTTGCCGCGTAACCTCCGGCACCGCCGCCACCGCCGCCTTCGGATGTGTTACTACTGGCAGAGTCCGCACCGCCACCGCCGCCACCAGCACCAACAGCCTCAACATAGATGCTGTTGCACCCTGCTGGCGTTGTGTAGCTTGTGCCGGATGTGAGGATCTGCGGGGCTCTTATCAAAGCTCCGCTTGTGGATACTGTGGAGGAGATGGTGTTTGAAGTGGCGTTGATTGAAATGCCTGTTCCGGCAGTGAAGAATGTTATTGCTCCTGCTGTGTCGTTCCAGCCAAGAACCGCATTGGCGTTCGGGTCAGCAAGGCTTGCACCAGTGCCACCATCTGCGAGAGCCAAGTCGGTGATGCCAGTTATGGAGCCACCAGTAATGCTTACTGCGTTCGCATTTTGTGTTGAGATTGTACCGAGACCGAGTGTTGTGCGTTGAGCAGAGGCATCTGCGTCATCGATAAGAGCCGCACCTGCGGTGGAAATCGTCACGTTCGAAGCAGAAATATCAAGCGTTCTATTTGATGCTGCGCCAGTGGTGAGTGTAAGGATTGTGTTGGCTGTGAGGTTTGAGCCCACAGCTATTGTCATCACGTTCGAAGCGTCAGCGTCCCTAATCGAGATACCAGAAGCATTCGCAACAATTGTGCCGCCAGTGATCGCAACGGCGTTGGCATTCTGCGTACCAAGAGTACCAACTCCAAGGTTGGTTCTTGCAGTCGCTGCATCAGATGCACCAGTGCCGCCATCAGCAACAGCAAGATCTGTAATGCCAGTTATCGATCCGCCAGTGATCGCAACGGCGTTTGCATTTTGCGTGGCAATCGTTCCGAGGCCGAGCGTAGTGCGCTGAGCGGAAGCGTCAGCATCATCAATGAGTGCGGCACCAGCAGTGGAGATTGTCACATTTGATGCAGAGATATCGAGAGTTCTATTTGATGTGGCACCAGTTGTGAGTGTAAGGATTGTGTTCGCTGTGAGGTTCGATCCAACAGCAATCGAAAGGATATTCGAGCCATCGCTGTCCCTTACGCTCAGGCTGGAAGCATTCGCAACAACAGACACGTTTGATAGCGATGTATTCGATACAGTGACACCCGCCACAGTGCCGCCAGTGATCGCAACGGCATTTGCGTTCTGGGTTCCAATCGTGCCGATCCCGAGATTGGTTCTGGCTGATGCAGCGTTGGATGCCCCGGTGCCGCCATCAGCGACAGCAAGATCTGTGATGCCCGTGATGCTGCCGCCAGTGATGGCTACATTGTTGGCATCTTGGATTGCGATAGAGCCCGTGATGGAGCGGGCGTCCGTTCCGTCCACATAAATAAATTCGATAATGCCATTGGGGACAGTTACGCCCGTCTGGCCGCTCACTTTAAAGACAACCGACTGACCGCCAGTTGTGGCGTTCTTCACGACATAGAGCTTTTCAATCGCGGGGCAGATCACATTGCGAGTGGCTGTAAGAGCACCCGTAAGGTTGATGACCATATTGCGGGACTGGTCTGCGGAGCCGTTGCTTGTCGTGAGGGTGGTGTCGGCAACATCCGACACGGTTACAGACACATAACCGCCGATGGCCTCCTCAAGGAGAGTGCCGAGGTTGGTATTGGTGGTAGAGCCCCATGTGCCCTGCTGTTCACCAGTGCCGATCAGTTCAAGGCGAAGATTGGGAGAATAAGTTGATGCCATTTTTCTATGCCGCTATTTGCGTCCAAGTTACAGAATCTGAGTCATTGACTGGCGTCCAATTCGGGGTTTGGCCATCCGATATGCCAGTCCAATCAGGGATCTGGTTCGTGTTGATAAGGCTCCAGATAAGGAGGTTATCATTCACATAACCTATGGCCTGAACACCTGTGACATCAACTGTGACGCCACATTTTACAAAGACATTGCCAGCGGTCCCCGTGGCAGAAACCCCCGTCACAGGGATGACAGAGTTTGTTATGATTATAGCACTGCCAACCGCAGTAGTGGCAGAGACGCCAGTAACAGACGCAATTATACCTTGGTCAGCTTCGGCTGCTACCGGGAGCTTTGCAAGTGCGTCAAAACCAAGCATAAATTCACCTTATTACCAAGGCGGGGCCATACTGCCGCCCTTTGGTTGCTTTTGAGTTTCAATGGAGTTTGCAAGGGACTGTTGCATTTCCGCCACCTGATCAGCACCAAGTGCGGTTTCCACCCATCCCTGCACAATTGACGGAGTAAGGTCTTCATACGCGATGAACGGCACACCGGGCGGTGGAAGCCCGACCGTGCTATACATCGTCGCGGTGTAACCCCCGTCCTGAGCCGTGTAGATCCAATGAACCGTGGTCACTACATCCTGTACGGGCTCTTCAGTCTCGGGGTCAATTTCGTTGTAGATTACATCCAGAGATGGAAACAACCACTCATAGGAAACAGCCATTATTGAGCCTCCTTGATTTCGGCGTTCTCTGCTTTTGCGGCAGCTTCCAGCTTCTGGAAGATGACCAGTGCGGCGGTTGCGCTACGAATGCCTCCAGCCTTGACGGCGATGTCAAGAAGGTTGGCGAGGGCGTTGGCTTCTTCGTTGGTGAGTTCGATTTTCATGTGTTTCCCTATGCGGCTGTGTTGGCAAGAAGATAGTATACAGTGCCGTTCACGCGGATGGCAATCCGGTGCGTGGTAGCGGCGACTGTGTTTGTGTTTACGACCGTACCTTCCGTGTAGAGCGACAGCATCGTGTTGCCCGCCGAAAGATCGGTGGAGTAAATCTGGATGGTGTCGGCTGGGCCTGTTGTTGGTGCGGTTCCGGTTGCGATTGCAAGAGTTACTGCGGCGGATGTGCCAAAGGTAGACGTTCCAAGGCCAAGATTGCCTCCGCTCGTGATGCGAAGACGTTCACTTCCACCTGTGCTTGCGGCCAATGTGTTAGCGGCTGGACGCCAAAAACCTGTGTCAGGGTCAGCCGAAAATGTAAAAGATGGCAAAAGCGCAGTGCCATCTGTCACAAGCAACCCTTGGTCTTTGATTTGAAGAGGTATTACAAATGTGCCCGCTGTATTGATTAGTGTGAACGAATAGTATGCAGAATGAAATGTTGCGCCAGCCCCTTCCGAGACAACTGAAAAGAAAGCTGCGTTTCTTACTGTACCGCCAGTGTCCGCGCTTTGGAACACAAATGTCCCAAGAGAATCTCCAGAGTTTGCGGCGGCTGCCCCGCGAAGTTTTCTTGTGTTCCAGTATGGACCAAAAGTGTCATTTGCAGTGTTGACCAATATAATCTGAGGAAAGAAAGTGGTGGATGAAGTAAAGTCAAATGAAGTGCTGCTGATGCTTGCAGCACCACCAGCGATAGTCAGAGTTCCCGTTGTTGAAACCGTTCCACCGGAAGCAATCCTAAGACGCTCAGTGCCGTTAGTAGACCACGCAATCGTATCAGCAGCCGGAAACCACATTCCAGTGTTGAGGTCGCCAAAGGCAGCGATGGATGGGGTGGCTACAGCGCCAGCACCAAAGGATGCAATGCCATTGACGGAGAGCAGGGCGTCTGGGGCCGTGGTGCCGATGCCGACATTGCCCGCGCTTGTAATGCGAAGCTTTTCGGTTGCATTTGTATAGAACTGCCAAAGGCTCGCATTGTAATCATAGCGAAGAATATCGCGTACAAACCCACCTGAGTTGTTTGTCTGGAAAAAGGCCATGTAGCCTTGCGTTGCAGAAACGTCAGATATTAAACTTGCGATGCCAAGGCCAGCCTGCGTGCTCATTGACGCATTCGTGTTGTACAGCCTTAAACCGGGGCCAGTAAATTGTGTCGTCGTGGACGACGTAGTTGCAGATATGGTTGAGCCTGTAGAGTTAACTTGAAGCAGATGACCCGGTGAAGTGGTTCCAATTCCAACATTGCCAGCCGCAGTTACGCGCATGCGCTCTGCGCCATTAACAAAGGTAGCGAGCGGATGATTTGAAGTCACATTTATGCGGGCTTCACTTGCGGCATTTGCTGCCAAAACAACACGAACACCAGACGCATCGGATGAGGCAACGGAAAATCCGGTATATCCAGAACCCAGAACTTCCAGCTTACCAAACGATCCGGGGGTGGATGTGCCGATGCCCACTTCGCCAGTGCTGAGAATGCGCATCCTCTCAGAGCCAGCAGTAGACCAAGCAATCGTGTCCGCCGCCGGGAACCACATGCCTGTGTTGGTGTCGCCAGAAGGGATGAGGGAAGGAAGAAGCGCCGTGCCCGCACTAAGAGCACCCACGCCAGTAAGTGTTAAGCCCGTAAACTGCGGGCTGTTCCCCGTGCCGAGGCCAAGGTTAGTGCGTGCTGTCGCGGGGGCAACAGAGTCAAGGTCTCTGATGGCTGATGCTGGCGCGGTAATAAAGATCTGGGCACTGCCAGATAGATTAAGAAGAGAGCCTGTCGAACTTTGCACTAGAGAGCGGGAAAGCGTGGTTCCGGCTGCTGTGTAGGTGCCTGTGCCAATTTCCCAAGCCGTTCCGTCTTCGATGGTGTAGTGGACTACCGCACCATTAGTTACACCCGCTGAAGCAAAAGACTGATACGCCAGCACAGCAGAGCCAAGCGTGATTGTGCCAGTGCCCGTTGTCGCGGTTGTCATCTTCGCGCGATTAAAGACATCTGGCATCGTAGTTTAAACCTTATATATTGACGGTGATAGCCGCAAAATGACAATTGAAATTGGCGTCTTATGCAATCCGGATGATTGCATCTGTGGCGTTCGCCGTTGGGAAAACGATCTGGAAATCACCGTTTGAAGAGGATTTATCAGAGCCAAAGGCAAGAACAACGCAAGACGCATTTGAAGAGTTTGCATTGTAGATCAATGCGCCATTTGCAGTGATCGTGGAGGAAGACCAAGTTGTGTCAGCGAAATCCACAAAGGCTGTAGTGCCGGAAGTGGTGGGTGTCACTGAAACGAGTGTGTTGCCACCAGCACTGTAGTTACCGCCAGTTGCAACTTCGTTTGTCGCGGAATAGGCAGTTGTGGAGGCACCAAGCGTGGCGGATGAAGTGTAGAGAGCGATCTTGAAGGTGTTGCCACCGGGGTTATCAAAATCATGCAGGCCCTGCATCAGACCCTGTTTAAAGCTTGTACAAAATGCTGTGGATATGGCCACTATAGCCTCCTGATAATTTCAGCCACATCAATATGGCCTTGGCTTGAAAGATTGGCGGCAAGCGTGGTTCTGTCTGACCTCACAGCCTGCCTCATGTAGTGGGTAATCACGGGGCGGATCTGATCTTTAAACGCAATCGCCTGTTCGCGAATGGCAGGATGAGACTCGCTCGAAATGAAGATCAGCTTGTTGAGGAGATCTTCTGCAACCTCCTCGACCGTGAAACCCCGCTCATTTGTGGCTCTTACAAGAAAAGACCCAACGACCCCAAAACCCCCACTCAATTCGGCACAATCCTTGGTTCATTGTTACGGTAAGTGTCGGAGCGGTTGCGGCCTTCACCAATAACCTTGAGAGCCTCGATAGCTTCCTTGTATCTTCCCGCATAGAGCGAAATAAGATCCGCTTCACCCTTCAGGTAGGAATAAGCCTCGAATAAACATCCATACAAAAGGGCGGTTTCGGCGTTCTCGCTCAGCCATGTGCCGGATGTTGCCTCCACAATCGACTGAGGCTCATAGAAGTAATGAAGCTCAACCTCGTAGTTCGAGTTCGGCGGGGGTGCGAGAATGATCGTGTCGTTATCGAAGAGAGAGTAGTAGCGCGGCACACCAGTGGTGGTGGTTAAAGGGTAGGCTTCGCGCATGAACGCCACATCCTTTGGCAGGAGGTATTCATAATTGCCGTTGTTATTCACAGCAATTGAATATGTGGCGAGGTAGTCGGTCGGGGTAGAGAGATAGCGATTTCCACTTGATAATGTCCCCGTCACGTTCTTCTTCAGAACAGGGATCTGCACATCATAATAGATACGTTGCTCCGCCTGCCGAATGATTGTGTTCATATCGGCAGTCGGGATGCCATTGGCATCTGTCTGGAGATACCCGTGGATGGCGTCTACAAGCTGTGAATAGGTGAAGGACATATTAGCCCTGCTTCTCCGAGATCTTCAAACCCCGTGTGGCAGCACCGCCGCCACGCATCTTGAGCGGCTTCTTAAGCACCTTCATATTGCCCACATTCACACCCCGCCTCATGCCGTTCTCAACTGTGGCATCGGAGGGAAGCTTAAGCCGTGCGTTCTGCTTTGCCATTATACCATCTTCCCCTTGCTCTTACCGCGCTGAGCGCAGCCATTTGCCTTCACAAGGCCACCCTTGGCGAGAGCCATACCAACGCCCTTACGAGCAAGACCGCCGCCCTTCATGCCACGCTTCTTGGGCATACCGGGATACTCTGTGCCCTTACCAGCCCGTCCCATCATGCCCATCAAGCGATCCCGAATTTGACCGGGAATCTTCTTTCCTTCCGGGCGCATGGGCGGAACAACAACACCACCCGGCCCCTGAACCGGGACGCCACCGCCGCCACGAATAGGCATCGTTGTGTAATCCGGGGCACCCATGCCGCCTCCCATCCCGGGGCTACGAACGGGCATAGCATTGCTGAGCGCATCGCTCATGGGACCCTTGCCACGGCCATAGGGAGCGGCGCGAGTCATACCGCCATCCATCATCCGCTTCATCTTCTTTTTCTTCTTCGGCACTTCAGTGACGGTGCCAGAGCCAACATAGTCGCCAGACTTGGGCTCTGTGCGCTCAATAAGCGCCTTCATGGATTTGGTCTGTTCCTTGGTGTAGCCGATGGGCTTCTTCTTATGCATTTTGTTCTCTTTCTTTTTATTACATCTCACCTGAGTAGGTGACTTGGCTCTTAACGCCATTAATAACAAGAGAGATAACTCCAACCTGTCCTGTGGCGTAAACTGCGGGGTTTCCAACGGGGTTCCAGCCCCAAAGCTCACGGCTCTCTACCTGAGCAGTGTCTGGGCGAGGATTAAGAAGCGCAATCGGGTCATTGATCGGGACGCGGCCAATGAAGTACTGCGGATGGTCTTTGTCGAGGCAATAGGTGCAGTTCTTAAGGTTGGTAGAGCGGCCTGCAACAATCTGCACTTTAAGCTCGTTGAGATCGTAACGCTGCCCGCAGGTGTCGCAAAACCCGAACGCCCGCCTGCCTCTTGCATACGGTACACTCATATAGCACCCCTCAAAATCTTGCCAAATCTCCAGCCAAGTGGAGGGTCTTCGCCAGCGTTTATTTTTTTGTTTTTAACGCCGTCAGTTATCCACTTCTTCCCAAGGCAATTTTTGTTCCCGGCAAGTTTGCTGGCAATTTTTGCCTTTGTCTCTTCACTAAGGAGACGCCCCGTGCCTGCAATCTTTAACTTTTCACGGTGTTCTTCTGTGAATATTTTACCATATCCACGCTTATTACCCAATAGACTTTTGCTTATCTTCTCCCTAGCCTCTGGGGAGTGCTTTTGCCCAAGAAAATTCTTGCTTCCCTTTAATTTCTCAGAGATTCTTTTCTTTACGTCTTCTGAAACAACAGAGCCACTCCTGCCGTCCCCACCGCTTGTTTGGTTTACAATCTCAACACCCATGAGTTTGAGCCTTTTTATAAGGCCCTTCTCAAGATCAAATGATATTTCTTCAGATGAACACTCAAGCGAGCCCACCAATATATTTTCTTGCCCGTATTTATTAACTATGTTTTGGTGCCACTTATTATGCTTTCTCTTGCGAAGCCTGACTCTTTCAATTGCTCCCTTCCCGACATAAAAAGGAGTACCATCAGGCTTGCAGTGAATATAGGCATAAAACGACATCAAAAGTTGTATCCAACAAACGGGGTGAATCTTACGCTGGACCTATCTCTATCTTCATCGCTGGCCAATTGGAAGGCCTCGTCGTACAAATCTTTGAGCATCGAAATGCGGTCCTGAGCCTCGGGACGCTTGAGCGCGATGTGATATGCCAACCCCGCAGTTAAGGCGTTGTAGAACCGGAACGGCACCTGAATGGTTTGGCTGATTGGATTGGTCGCGTCATCAAGGCGCTTCATGTACCAATAAGCCAGCGTGTATGGCGTGCTGGAGTCAGGAACAGGCCACAGCGTGATTTGCGGAGAGGATGTCGCGCGGTTCACATAGATCTGATACGGCCTGCCAGTCTGTTCCTTTGTCGGGATATTGGCATAGGTCGAAACAGAAATGCGGTTGAGCGAAATATCGGTGGGAATTCCCGCACTGCTTGTGCGCGTCACATGCTCGATATAATCCACAGCGTCAGCCGGGAGACCATCAGCGGTGGTGTAGGTTTTTTGACCCGGCACAAGTGTGAGAGTGCCGGAAGCAACAGTCCAAAGATTTAAGCCCTTGTTTGCCCACTCGGTCAAAAGGAAGTTAAGGCTGCGGCGAGCCGTTTTAAGGTCGTAGCCAGAGCGGAGTTCGAGGCCCGCTCTCTCGAACGCCTCTTCCACGATCTCCCCAATATCGGGGTCCCAAGTTGTTGTGCCGCTTGTTGTCATGTTTAAACCTTAATGTGAGCCCCGCTCCAAGAGGCATCCGCCGATTAAAGGAGCCGCCTACCCAAACGCTCACCGCCCGACTTCGTTAAAAGCTTCCCCTGTTGCCCCTATCACCGCTCTTCGGGCCAAGCTTTTTTGAACCCCGAAGATGCAAAGGCTTTGCTCTGCGGCGATGCTTGGTCTTGTAGAGAGTCACAACGGCACCAATAGACTGCTTATTCGACATTAAATTTATCCCATTGCCCGCTGAGCCGCGAGC